ATCAAGAAATTCTTGATGCATTGCCCAATGGCAGTGGCGCACCCACATTCATTACTGGAGGCTTTCGCAACGATGGCTACTTTTGGTTTGTTGTGGCAACACAAGCAGATTCAGTTGACCCAGTTACGTATCCTGGACAAATATTAGCATATAATCCTAGTACGCAAGTATGGGACGACATTACTCCCAATGATAGCAATTTTGACAGCGAAGGTTACAATCAAGCAACTAACATTACAGAGGCTTGGAACGGTAATGTATTGTTCTTAAACGATGAACAAAATCCTCCGTTCTTCTGGCCTGATGTTGCTGGCGCTATTATGGTATCGTACAGCAACATAAGCCCATTAGAGATACTAAGCATCACAGTTGCAACCAACCCTCTTAATCGTGTAATAACGTTTGATAACCCTGACAGTCCTAACATACCGTTTGGCACAAGCAGTAAAATACTATTACAAGACGTTAACCCACGATACTATGATGGTACATACACTGTAATAGCAAGCACAGACACAACAGTAGAGATTGCTTGTGATATTGTTCAGCCATTTGTATCTGGCGACATAGCCCCTCTTTACACTTGGAACTACAATCCTAACTGGAGCGGTGTGTTTGCTAAGTTTATGCGTATGTACAATACCCCCAACGTTGGTAGCATTTTGGTTGCGGGCAATCTTACCGCAACAAACATTGACACAACAACAGAGATATATCCTGTTACTGTACAATGGAGTCAAAGCTTTGGCTTAAACGATGCCCCAACAACATGGACACCTACAGTAACAAACGTAGCTAACCAGCTTGAAGTACCATTGCGCGGCCCTGCATTAGATGCGTTTCCTTGTAATGGTCAGTTCTTCTTATGTAGTTATTGGGACACTGTTGTGTTCAGTCCTATCAACTACAGTACAACAAGTGCGCCAATCTTAGGCGTGCGTCAGTTCAACCAGGGTCGCGGCTTATTGTCAAGCAACTGTTGGGCTAACACTGACAAATTAGTATATGGTGTTGACGCTAGAGACATATGGGTCTTTGATGGGCAAGACTTTAAAGGCCTAGGCAATCAGCGTGTAAAGAATTGGTTCTATGATAACTTAGATCCTCAGTACTACGACCGTGTGTTTATGGAAACTAATACACAGCGTAGTCAGGTTGAGATATATTATCCAGACCTTGACGCAACAGACGGCGTACCAAACAAAATGATAAGTTATCGTTACGACATTGATTGCTGGAACAGCCCAAGAGATATTAGTGATGCTACATTTAGTTGCGAAAGCCCTATCTGGACATATGATGATCCCGATTGGATTACAAACGATGGATCACGCACAGTGGTCTATGCTCGTGGCGTAGCAGAATCTAGCCTAGTAATGAAAGATCAAGGCTTTAGCTTTATCAATGACACACCCATAGCAAGCGTATTCCGTAGAGACAACATCAAGTTGCTCAAAGACTACAGTGGTAAACTTATGGTGCACAGAATATTACCTGAAGTAGTTAACCTCGGTGCAGAGCCTTTTACTAGTGATGACGAACGCCCAATAGATCCTGCTACAAGTACGAACAAAGGTAACATCACAGTTACAATTGAGGGTGCTAACTCAGTAGGAAGTGCGCCCACGGTAGTAACTCCTGTAACAATTCCAGTAGATGCTGATGGGGCAGCCGGCGCCAATCCCTGGGCACAGATTAATCAGAATGCATTTAGGGTAAACACTTTGGAGTTGAGCAACACTAGCAACAACAGTGTTTGGATGTGCAGTGCAACGACTTGGCAAATAACACAAGTTGAGGATGACAGATAATGACAGCAAAGTATCCAGTAGAAACCAGTGATGAAGAAGGCATTGTTGATGCAATCAACTATTTGCTATCGGGTCCGTCAGGCTTAGGACAGAACTTTCAAGGCTTTGGTGACTTTAACAAAGCGTATCTAACAGGAACATTTAGAGAGCCATTCACTGTTCCCATTACAACTACGCCACCCCCTACACTGTATGTTGCGCCTATAGCAATATCAAACATAACAGTGCCAAACAATCCAGGTACTATTCTTGATGTTACATATGCGTCAGCCCAATCTCCAGTACCGTTTGCTCAAGGTGATTCAGTTATTATAGATAGCGTAACACCAAGCTTTTTTGATGATAACTATAGCCGATCGGTGTTAGAAGTTAGTAGTACTGGCTTAGTTATTCAGTATCGCTTTGGCGATTTAACCTGGCCAGCTTACGTTAGCGGAGGTACGGTTGAAAAAGATTTAAGCAACACTGACAACTCAACAGATTGTAATGGTCGTGTAACGGTATATGGACCTGATGATAAAGTGTTTATTACCGCACAGATAAACTTAGACTTTACATACGATTTAACCACAGCAAGCGAATGGGATATCAAAGTTAAAATAAATCGTTATATAGGTTTTCCATCAACTACAGCTGGCGACAACGAATTCTTGTTTGACTTAGATACTGACCCGTTAGTCAGTCAACAAGTTACGCATTATAGTGAATCAACATCTGGTAGTAGTGGCAACAATGAATACATCTTTACAACTGTATTGGATCAGCCTAGCTTTGGTTTCTATTGGTACATTTTAGATATAGAGTTTTCTACATTTGATCCATTGTTAGGTGGATTGTTAGAACAAGAATATGGCCAAACAGACAATTACTCATACAGTGGCACAAGTGCTACCCAAGTAGTTACAACAGATTACTTTAATGTGATCCCAACCACATTAACGGGCATTGGTAGTGGTGCCGACATTGACGTACAGTTATTAGAAGGTCCAAGCGGTGCCTACACTGAAGCAAACACAACAATAAACTTTATTAACAGTAGCGGTAGTGATTATAGTGTAGGAGATACATTATTGATTAGTGGCGCGGACATAGGCGGTGCAACACCTGCGAATGATTTAACATTGACAATACTAAGTATTGATCCTCAATCATATCCGGGCGATGCTACTCCTGGCGTGTTCACATTAGGCTTGCGTAGCTTTACAGCACAAGTTATTAAACAATAAATATACTATGAGCAAAAATAAAGTAACTTTCAAAATGCCTCCGTTGGGCAAGCAATATGCAAATCAAAACAAACAGGCTATGAACAAGCAAAAGAACATGGTTCAGAATCCTGTAACTAAAGACGAGGCAACAACAAAAATTACTGAAATGATACAGCAATCTGGCATACCTCCAAAGATGTTTGTTAAGATTGGTAACTTGGCAGAAGCTGCAATCAATGACAAAAAGAAGTATAGTAAGTTTGTTGACTTTATGGTTAAAGAGAAACTAGAGACACGAGAGTCACTAGCAAAAGCTGATGTGCAGATGTTAGCTAGTATGGTTGTTATTGGTAAAGTTGCAGAAACATTACCAGACAAGATGGATGAAATACTACCAAAAGGTTCAGTCACTGAATCTACAGAACCAACACAACAAGTCAGTGGCCCAGTTGCTCCTACTCAACTAGAAGGATTATAAGAATGTCAGTTATAGCTTTGGCACAACAATTACAACAACATGGCCGCGGCGATGACACAATCCTTGCGCACATTACACCTGAAGAAGCACAGCTACTGAAAGATCGTGGCGGTAGTGGAACGATCAACCCAGACACTGGTTTACCAGAGTTTGGTAACTTCTTTAGCGACTTATGGAAAGGCTTTAAAAAGATTGTAAAAGCAATTGCACCCATTATCATTCCAGCAATTGCAATCTTTGTTCCTACATTGATCCCTGCAATTGGAACATGGTTAGGAGCAAGTGCAGCGACAGCGAGTATTGTGGGCGCAGCCGCATTAAGTGCGGGCGTAACATTAGCTAGTGGCGGAGATTTAAAACAAGTATTGACAAGCGCCGCATTAGCAGGAGCAAGCACATACTTAACTCCTATCATTGGTAAAGCATTAGCTCCAGCTGGCGCTAGTGCATTGACACAAACAATGGTTGGATCTGCGGCATTTGGCGCAGGCTATACTGCATTGCGCGGCGGCTCAGTTAAAGAGATGTTGGCGGCTGCGGCGACAGGTGCTGCCAGTGCATACTTAGGCAACGTTGCTCGTGACGCATATGCTAAAATGAATAACATGATGGCTAGCGGTCAAGTATCAAAAACTATAACTCAAAAAGGTGCGTTAGACGCAACAGTTGTAGCAGCCGAAGCTGCCAACCTTAAGGCTAATGGCTTGTCGCAACAACAAATTGTTACTGCATTGCAAGGACAAGGAGTAGATAGTTCAACTGCTAGCTATGCCGCGTCTAGTGTTTATAAAGGTACAGAAACAAGTACTTTGGCAGCAAACATTGGAGCCGGTTCTCCAACAGGTGTATACAATGGTAATGCATTAGAACAGGCTACTGTAGCGGGCAACAACCCAGAATTAATGCAACGATTTGAAGACGCAAACTTTGTTGCTGAAGATGCGATAAGATTAAGACAGCAAGGTTTATCTGCCGCGCAAATTAAAGATAACTTATTGGCTAGTGGCGTTGATAGTACTGTTGCTAACACAGTAGCGAACGCGGCAGCAGCCGGCAGAACAGCTACATCAATAGCTGACACTGTTTCAGCAGTTACTAACTTTACCAAAACTGGTGTTGTGTATAAGCCTGGTGCTGACACGATCAACAGAGACTTTGGTGTTGCTATGGATAGTGAACAAACAGCTAGTTTTAAAGCAATACCGTACAAAGACTTAGTTAACAGTGGCGCAATTACAATTGATGAAGCAAACGTACTTTCACAACAAGGCGTTACCCAACAACAAGTTCAAGATTTAACTAAGTTAGGTTATACTGGATCAGACATTAGTGATATGGTTGGTGCTGGTGTTAAAGTTACTGACTTAACAAACTTAGCTGGTACTAAGTTCCCAGAAGCTACTATTAATGATTTGTTAACTGGTGGCAGAACTGTAAACGACCTTTCTCTTGCAAACACCGCAATTAAGAACGGTGTTAGTGTTGATACAGCTACAAGTCTATTGCAAAAAGGTGTCGCTGGTCAAACTATTAATGGCTTAGGCTTAGGTAAAGCTGGATCAGCAGATGCATACAATAACTTATTGAATAAGGGCGTAACAGTAGACAACGCCAGTAAACTGTTGTCCAGTGGTTATGATGTTGCTAAAGTTAACACAGCGTTAGACAGTGGTAAGTTTGACAGTAACACACTAAACAGTAAGATTACTAGCGGTAATTATGGTACATGGTTAAACAGTTCATTAGCTACAACAACTACAACTACACAACCAACACAACCAGTTGCGCCTACGCCTGTAACTAGCGAACAAGCTATATTAAACACAGGTTTGGTAAGTGGCAGTGATGCGGCTGTACTTGCAGACAGTGGATATACTGCAAACGATGTTAAGAACCTAATCAATGCAGGCTATACAGCTCCTGACTTAGTTGAACTAGCAAGTACTGGTGTTACATCAAGTACATTAACTAGTCTATCAACTACTAAGTTCCCAGAAGCCACAATTAACGATTTGTTAATAAATGGTGTAAGTGCTAATGATATTGGTAAAGCCAGTTCAATGGTAAGTCTTGGCTCAACTACAATAGAAACAGCACAACGATTATTGAATAATGGAGTCACTGGAACTCAGTTAAATGTATTGAATCAGGGCGCAAGCGTACAAAAGTTACTTGACGCTGGAATGTCTATTGAGAAAATCAACACATTATATAATGGTGTTGGTTTAGATAATGTCGCCAAGAATTTAGGCAAACTAGACATTAACGCAATTAACAATAGTACTGATCCTACTGCTACATACAAAACTCAAACTACTGTAGTACCTGCAAAACCTATTCAGCCTACACAACCTACACAACCTACTCAGTCAGCAGCAGTATTAGCTACAGAAGCTATAGCAAATACAGGTTTAGTAAATGGAACTGACGCGGCTGTGTTAAACAGTGCTGGTTACACAGCAAACGATGTTACTAATTTAATTAACAGTGGTTATTCAGCAAGCGATTTAGTTGAACTTGCAAGCACAGGCGTACCAGCAAGTACATTAACTAGTTTAGCAACTACACAGTTCCCAGAAGCGCAAATTAATGATTTGTTAACAACTGGAATAAGCGCAAACCAAATTGCACAAGCAAGCAATTATGTTAATGCTGGCAAGGTAACAATTGACACTGCTTCTAAACTAATGAGTGCCGGCGTAAATTCATATGACATGCCTACAATTGTTAACAGTGGTAAGGCAGATCAGTTTGCTCAATTATTAGATAATGGCGTAAACAGAAGTACTGCACAATACTTACTTGACAAAAAGATTGACCTTACAAAGATCAATAATACATTAGCAAGTGGTGGAATGACAGGCGAACAGTTGAATACTAGTTTTACAAATGGAACTTATAATAAAGTTATTCAGCAAGCAGTAAATTATGTTAAGCCAGTTGAGCCTACAACACCAGAGACTCCAACCACTCCTACTCAGCCCGTAGCACCTGCAAATCCAAATTTAGTTGATGTTGGTAATGGTAACTATTTAGATACTACAACAGGCAATATTGTTGATAGTAATGGAACAGTTGTAAGTCAAATGCCACAGCCTGGTGCTCCAACTGATGTTGCAGGTCCTGCAACAGGTCAAGCTGATCGTAGTGCTCCAGGAGTAGCAGTGGGCGGATCTAATCTAAGCTTAGACACAGATCAATATGGTTATAGAATTCCTGCAGGAACAACATACAATAACGGATTGACATATCAAGGTAATGGTCGTTGGACTATGCCAGACGGATCTACTAGAATCGTTGGCGCTAATGTCTGGGACGATCCTAGCAATGCGGCATTTGATCCTAACAAGAGTTATGTTACTAAGTATGGTACATTTGGCGCAGAAGGCGAAGCAGTATCCCCTGGACAAGGGAATGTTTCTGGCGAAGGAACAAGTCCAGCACCCGGCACTGGCACTGGCGCTGGTACAGGAACTGGGCCAGACACAGTAATTGGAACGGGAACAACACCTGGTACAGGTACTGGAACAACTGGTACAGGTACTGGAACTACAGATGTTACATATACTCCTGGTACAGGCGCAGGCGACGGTACATATACTAATCCTACTGATGCTGGTACAGTTACTATTACACCAGGAGCTACACAGCCAGTAACACCTACACAACCTGCTGCACCTAGTGATGTAATACCATTCATACCTACACCAATAATAGCTGGTCCTGGTAGAACTCCGGTTACACCAATAATACCTAGTGATACAACGCCTCCTAAGTCAACTGATCTATCATTGCCCGTAATTACACCACCTGTAACTACACCACCAGTAACTCCTATTATACCAGGTGGAACTACAGGTGGAACTACTACAGGTGCTACAGGTGGAACTACTACAGGTGGAACTACTACAGGTGCTACAGGTGGAACTACTACAGGTGCTACAGGTGGAACTACTACAGGTGCTACAGGTGGAACTACTTCACCGACAAAAGAAGAACCAGTCACGCCTCCTGTAATAAAAGATTGGATGGTGGATACTATTAATGGTGTTCAATATCCAGTTGACAGTAATTACGAACGTGTTGGTCCTGATATTACATACACAGGTACTCCAGGCGTCGGTTCTCCTATAACTACACCAACAACACCTGCAACTCCAGTAGATACTACAGGTGGAGCACCTATTGCACCAGTAACACCTACGGTACCAGCGGTTACACCTGGAACTGGAACTGGAACAACACCTGGTACTGGAACAGTAGTAGGCCCAACTGCGCCTACACTAACACCTGGAACTGGTACAATACCTACAGAAACAGTTACACCTGGAACTGGAACAGTAGTAGGACCAACTGCGCCTACACTAACACCTGGAACTGGAACAGTAGTAGGACCAACTGCGCCTACACTAACACCTGGAACTGGTACTGGAACAACACCCGGAACTGGAACAACACCTGGAACTGGAACAACACCTGGAACTGGAACAGTAGTAGGACCAACACCTGGAACTGGAACAACACCTGGAACTGGAACAGTAGTAGGACCAACACCTGGAACTGGTGTTGTGCCCGGACCAGTAACTCCACCAGTTGTCACACCTCCAGTTGTAACTCCACCAGTTGTAACTCCACCAGTAGTAACTCCACCAGTAGTAACTCCACCGGTTGTAACTCCACCAGTTGTCACACCTCCTGTTACTGAACCACCAGTAGAAGAACCTCCTGTAGATGAAGAAGAACCAGAAATACCACCGTATATTCCGATTCCTCCCACTCCAACAGAGCCACCTGGCGCACCGTTCTTTAGACCACCAGTATTGCCTTCTATTACACCTCAGCCTTTAGCTAAAGGTGGATTAAATCCAGGTTATATAACTGATGTTCCTGATTTCTACAATACTACAAACAATGTACAAAGTAAGTACTATTGGGGTAGACATGCATATCAACCAGGCCCTTCGTTCAATCCTGCGTTGTACAACACTGCACCAGATGCACCTGCACAACCTTTTGGTATTCAGAATATTGCTACAAATATGATGAATTACGATCAATTATTGGGTCTTGCTCAAGGTCAACAACCACAACCAGTAGCTACTACGCAACCTGCAAGTCCAGTTAACCCTGCGTACAATCAGTTTAGTGGGCCTGGTCCATATACTCAACCTATTGTTCCACAACTAGTTGGTACAGTACCATATAAGCCTATGTTGAGTTACGAAGAATATGCAAGATCATTAACTGATCCTAATTATGTTCCAAATGCTCCGGTTAGTCCTGTCGCCCCAGCCGCGCCGACTACTCAACCTAGAAACACAGTACCATATCAGCCTTTTATGACATATCAACAGTATCAGGATCTGTTAACTAAAGCAAATGGCACAACACGTTAAGTTGCATAAATTTAAAAAACTAAATACAAGATAAGGATTAAACTCATGAGTTTCGGAAAATCAAGTTCATACACAACACCAGAATTAACCCCTGAACAAAAGGCGCAGATATCTGCACAGACTCAGTTCTTCACAGGTACTGTTGCTCCCACATATCAAAATGCTGTTCTAGGTGCTACTGATGTATACAATCAAAATTTGGGTGGTGTTACAAACGCGGCTCAAAATCTAGCTGGTACTGCTAGTCAAGCGGGTCAAACATTAGGTGAAACTGGTGAGTCAGCATTACGTAGTGGTGTTACAGGATTACAAAGTTTGTTTAATCCTGATTACGAACGTACACAAATTCAAGCAGCATTAGCCCCTGCACAAAGTCAATATCAACAAAACATTGCTAATCAACAAGCACAGTTCGGTGGTACAGGTAACTTAGGAAGTGCAAGACAAGCATTAGCAGGACAGCAACTAGCTGGTTCTAATGCCGCACAACAAGCACAGATTGCTGCACAAATTCAATCAGGAATTGCAGGTCAAAGAGCACAAGCTGCAGGCACATTAGCTAGTTTAGGTCAAGGTGGCTTAGGTCAAAGTATTGGCGCTGCCGGTCAAGGTATTACTGCGGCAATGACACCACAACAATTGTATAATCAATATGCTAGTGTTATCTTTGGTACACCTAGTGGCAGCTATAATCCTAACTTTAGTGGCACTCAAGGTCAGTCACAAACTGGCATGAATATTGGCGCAAGACTTTAAGGATTAAGAAATGGCATACCAATATACAGATTACTCAGGATACGGTAACGAAACCGACGAAGAAACACGTAGACGCCGTGCTATGATGCTGGCTGGCTTGCCAGAAGGCGCAGGCTTTGGGGACATTGCTGGGCAAGCATTATCTAATAGAGTAGATCAAGCACAAAACACAATGACTCAAACTGGTCAAATGTTTACTAATCCAGAAGAAGAATTAAGAAAGCGTATGGGCATGGGTCAGCAAGCTGCTGGTCCTGTTGCACCTCAAGCAGCGACACAACCTGCACAACAAATTCAAGTTCCAGAACAACTACCAAGTCAAGGTCCTATTAGCCCTGAAATGGCTCAACAAGCTATTCCTCAACCTCAATTGCCACAGCCTGGTCCATCAGTTCAAGTTGCTGGCCCTGCAACTTTACCTGCGCAAGGTGGTAGTCAATACCCAGTTGCAAGTGTTACTATTCCAGATCAGCCTCAAGCTCAAGCTCAGCCTCAAGCTCAGCCTAGTCAAGCATACACTCCTACGGTAGAAAGACAAACTCAGCCCTTAACAGTTGACCAACAAAACAATGATTTTATCATAGCAGCAAGAAACGAAACTGATCCAGCAAAGCGTAGAAATATGTTTGCACAGATTATGGCTAGAGAAGACGTAAACGAAGGTAGTAAAACATTAGCTAATCGTTTAATGGCTGAAGATTACTTAAAGCAACGAAATATTGCTGAAGCTGAACAAAAGATTGCACAGGCAACACCTAATGATTTGTCACGTTACATGCGTGAACGAACTAAAGAAGGTAGTTATGTTAAAGCAGTATTGTATGCTCGTTTAGGCTTAAATGATCTTGCACAAAAAGAACAAGAACTGTTAAGTCCTTCATTAAAGATGGGTAGTGCTATTGATAGTACTGGTAAACAGTATACTGTTGAGCGTGATAGTAAAGGCGCAATTGTACGTGGTTTTGACGATACTGGTAAAACAATTGGCCAAGAAACATTGGCTAACTTAAGTGCGGCAGCAATGCCAACACAATCATTCATGTTACCACAATCAGGTGGTGGATTGATGCAGAAAACTATTATGGGTCCTGATGGTCAACCACAAGTTATTACTGGGCAAGTATTCACTGATCCAAGAACTAATTCAACTTATTTCCAAGCTGGTAATAAGCGTTATGACACAAGTGGATTGTCAACACCAGCACAAAACGTACAAGCTGTTTATGGCGCTGCAGGCGCAGGACAACAAGGTAAACAAGCAGCTACTACAGGTGTTCAACAACCAGCCTTACCTCCAATGGCAGGTCAGCCACAGTTTCAGCCTGCATCACAAATGCAACAACCACAAGCTATGCCAGCACAAGGGCAAGCTGTGCCTCAGGCTGCTCAAACACGACCTGCACAAGCTCAACCACAAGTTACAGCACAAGCAAGTCCTCAAGGTGGCGTAAAGTTAACACCTCAACGTGTAGGCGGTGGTGGCGGCACCGCTCCAATCGTTCAGCAGCCAGGCGAAAGCTTTGCTAGTTTTGAACAACGCAAAAAGGCTAATGACGAAGCAATCCAAGCAGATATTCAAGCTAGAAAAGAATTGCGTGTTGCTGAACAGAAACCACCAGCGGAAGCACGTGGTAAAGTTGAAGCAAAAGACGTTAATAACCAAGCATTTGCAGATAGTAGTTACAGTTTGATTAAACCTATTAGTGACGAAATTAAGAGATCCACTGGATCTGGTATCGGCGCAGGTGTTGACGTATTAGCTGGCAAGTTAGGCGCAAGTACTAAGGGCGCACAATCAATTGCTAAGTTAGAAGTATTAAGCTATCCAATATTAGCTAATGTTCCACGCTTTGAAGGTCCTCAATCTGATTATGATGTTCAACTTTACAGACAAGCTGCCGGTGACTTTGCAAACGCAAGCAAACCAGTTGCTACTCGTCTAGCCGCATTAGATGCTATGGTTAGTATTTTGAAGAAGTATGACAAAGCTGGTAAAAACGATTGGTCATTTGGAAGCGCAGCATCTGAGGGAGCTGGTACTACCTCAAGTGGTAACAAGTATAAGAGAGTTCAATAATGGCTTTTATCTATGAAGTTAACGGACAACGAGTACAGTTTGACAAAGAGCCTACTGAAAAGGACATTGACGAAGCTGCTCGTAGTTTGGGTAGTGTTGAAAAGCCTAAGTCTGCACGTTCTAAGCCAGTTGAAGGCGAAGGCGGTGCGGCTTTTGGTGTTTATCCACAAGCTGGTCGTAGACCTGAAAGTCAGCAAGACAGAGAAGCAAGCAAAGACATGGCCCTACAAACGGCTCGTGGAATGGCAAGTAGTATTCCTGCCCTTGCTGGTATACCTGGGTCATTGGTTAACCAAGTAGCAAATGCCCCTCGCACAGCGCAAGCTATTAGCAATCGTTTAAGTAGTGTACAATCACAACTTGCTGGTAATGAACGTCAGCCAGAACCTCAACTACCTGAGTATAATCAAGTTACTCCGTATGATATGAGTTATTTTGCTAACTTAACTCCTGGACCACAACCTAGTAGCCCAGCAGGTCAGTTAGCGTTTGGCGTTGGACAATTAGCTGGTGCTCCATTAATTAATCCTGCATTTAAAATGGGAGCAGAAGCAGTTAAAACTCCTATCAATTTTGGTAAGGGTTTTGCTAGAGGATTAGCGTACCCAGAAGGAGCAAGCCCTAATACTGCATTAGCACCAATGCGTGAAACATTTGTGCCACACGAACAAGTTAAGCAGTTTATGGCTGGTGAAAGACCAGCAAGTACATTGACTGAAGTACCAACAGCACCGTTGTATCAAAACAAGCCTGTTGCTAACTGGGCATATGGTATGGCTCCAGAAAATACTGCAGGACAGAAGCTAGTACCTTATGCAGGTAGAACTGCTGAAGGTGTTGGCGAGCAAATTGGTAGTCAATATCGCAAGAATCCATTAACTGGTTTAGTTGATCTTGGCGCAACATTAGCTACTGGTATACCAGCACCTATTACTGCTATGGGTCGTGCTGCTCCTGCGTTAGCGGCTCGTCAATTACAACAAGCAACACAATTTGAACCTGGATTTGGTCCTGCAAGAGCGGCCGCGTTACAACGTGAAGGTCAAATGGGTTTACAAGCAAACATGCCACCAACACAAAACTTGTTACCAGCACCCGGCCCAGTTGCACCTATGATAGCAAGTCCAAGTGGACAAGTTACTGCTCCAGGTGGCAGACCATTACCTACGCAAGCAAGTGGACAACCTGTTACTCAACCTCAAGGTCCAACTCCGCAACAAATGGCAATACAAAAGACGCAAGAAATTGTTGCTCAAAGACAAGCACGACCTCAACAGGTTGCCGGTCCAGTAGAACCTCAGCCACTAGCCCCACAAGCTAGAACACCACTTTCTAGACCACAACCACAACCTACGCCTAAAGTAGAAGGTGTGCGTTCAAGTAGTGAAATTCGTAAAGAATTGGATATGATTGGTAGACAAAGTGACGAACTACATGGTCAAGGTCTAGAAAGTGGAATCAAGTATGGAACACCTGAAGGCGAATCATATCAAGCACAACTTGGTCAGTTAAGTTCAAGAGCAAGAATATTAGAAAAAGAATTAGAACAAGCATTAAAAGCTGAAAAGACGGCAACCAAACAGATTGCTAAGAAAAAGGCGCCAAGTAATGTAAGTCAAATGCTAACTGATGAGCAAGCTAAGATGTGGAACACATTAAAGCAACCTGAGAATATCTCGCCAGTAGAAAAACGCATAAGTGAAATGACACAGGCAAACAGAGATAAATTAGAAGACAGTCTATTAAATCAATTAATGGATATGGATGTTAGTAGAGCTAGCAAAGAATTAGTCAGTCAACAATTAAACATTATAGGAAAGTATAGAATAAAATGAAAACATCAGAACAACTAACACAAGTATTCAACAATAACTTTGTTGCGTACTACCGCAGTCATGTAGCACATGTAAATATCTTAGGTAGAAACTTCTATAGCGACCACAAGTTGCTACAGAAAATCTACGAAAGACGACAAGAGCAGATTGATAAACTAGCAGAATTATTGCGTAGTATTGATGATTACATGCCTTGCGAAATACAAGATGTATTGAACCAAAGTGAAATCGGTACTGGTATTTTTGAAGAAGATGCAGACGGTTTCTTGCATGGAGTCAAAGATGATTTGGAACTATTGAAAGGTAGTTACGAAGGATTAATGACTGTTGCCGAAAAAGAGGGACATGAAGAAATAGCAAACTATGCTCAAGAACAAATATTAGATTTGGCAAAGAGCATTTGGATGCTAGATGCAACATTAAGTTAAGACGCCGTAAGTGCTATCAAGAACCCAGCAGATTTTGCGTCTTTCTAACTGGGGCATCAACGAATTGGCAGGCGAGTTTGTTAAGCACTTAATTTTTTATAAGCATAGGAACCACGAACGTCATAACCATTTCGTTCGTGTAGTTTGAGGAAGGCTTGTTGATCTTTACGCATTGTGGTAGAACAGATAATTGAGACCTGCGCCAAAGTAGCAAAGGCCGACCACAATGCTAACATGTCTTTGACAAGTTCAACTCGTTCTCGTGCGGATAAGTGTAATGAGAGATGTGCCATTTTAACAATGACCATTTCATCATCGGACCAAGGACTGCGTTCGCCTGTCTTGGCCCAAGTGTAGGCAACAATATTGTTGTCTTGGTCTGAAGCAACTGATACTAGTTCGGTTGTAGGACCATAGAATTGATTGACTATTGCAAGTGTAATGTTGCGACTATATGCAACGGGGTCTGGGGTAAAGATAGTATCTATTTCAGTTTCAAAGTGGTCTTGTGCCATTTTGACAATGTGAGGTACATCATGCCCAGTAGCAGGTCTCCAAGTATATTTCATTTCATTTCCTTACAAATAGCTATTTAATGGAGTTATAAATACAGAATATGGAAAAGAAAATAGAAACAGAAGCAGAAGAAAAGCCAAAGAAAGGTCGCGGGGGCGCTAGACCAGGCAGTGGTCGTCCAAAGGGCGGTACCAACTCCGTCAGCATTAACGGTCTATTAGATGCTCTTGACAAGAAAAGCCCGGGTAAGAAATATGAAGATATTCTTATGGAAGATTTCTTAGAAGCACGAAAGAACAAAGATACTCAGCTAACACTGAAATATCACAATTTGATATTGAACAAAGTAATGACTCATGTACATAAGATTGAGGTTACTGACAGTCAAGAAGCAATAGATGCTAAACAGTTAGCTTTTACTGAAGCATTAGCCAAACTTACAGGATTTAAGAAAGACTGATATGAAAGACGGATTGTACGCTAACATACATGCTAAAAGAGAACGCATAAAAGCTGGATCTGGAGAAAAGATGCGTAAACCAGGCACTAAGGGAGCTCCTACAAGTAAAGCGTTTAAACAAAGTGCTAAAACGGCTAAAAAAACAAAGACTAAATAATAGTATGCCTTTAATTAAATCAACTTCAAAACCAGCATTTCAAAAAAATGTGAAAAAAGAGATTGCTGCCGGGAAGCCCCCTAAGCAAGCAGTAGCGATTGCCTATGCTACTAAAAGACAGGCAGCAAAGAAAACAAAAGGAAAATCAAAATGAAATATAATCCAGCAACTAGTACATCTAGCGATGGTTTCAGCCGCAACAATTCGGCAAAGGTATTAGTCAATCAACATACAGGTTATATGAATGATGGTAGACTAGTTAACAAAGGTCGTGGCCCAACAAAAGGTAACGATGGATCTTGTCATCACAGTGGTATGTCTATGACAGGACATAAACCAATGGCTGCGGCAGTTCCTGCATTACCTGCACAAGGATCTGTTCGTGACAACATTAATCGTGGCGCACAAGTTCGCAATCCAGGCGGCACTCGTGCATTTGATCCTAAGATGGGTCAGAACTATAAAGGCAACGCAGACTCTATTAATATGGGTCGCGGCCCAACGAAAGGTAACATGCAATGACAGCATATCAAATAGCAGGACCTGCATTTGAACTAGCGGCTAGTTCAACTCCAGCAACAGGTGATATAACAATTACAGAAGTCACTGGCAATCTTGGTGGTGGAAAGACACCTTTGTATTTGAAAGTTACAAACTCAAGTTCAACGGTTCCAGTTCGTTTTGACGCAGATACCACAGTACTAACTGTGGCAACTGCAGGAACAATTATTGGTGCAGGACAAACTGAATTTATTCAAGTATTAAATTCTAATGCATTTCAAACAATATATGTCGCTGCAAGTGCAGGAAGTGCCGTTACATTGTTTATCACACCAGTATTAATAGTAGGATAAAAGGAAATATTATGAAATCAACTAACCCACAAGGTAACAAAGAGATCAACCAAAAGCGTGGCCCAACAACTGGCAACGTGGCTACTGGTGACAAGCGCACTACATTCATGAAGGAAAAATCCACAGTGAATTCAGAACGTGCCACTATTGCCAACATGATTACTGACGCATTAGGTATGCGTGGTCGTGGTCAAGCTGGTAAAACAAATCCTGCACTAGAAGGTGTTCATAGTAACACTAATACTGGTCCTAAAAAGAACAGTACAGCAGATGGTAGCAAGTTGCCAAGTAAGTATAAGTCACCTAAAAAGTAATGGCTAAAACTACTAAATCAAAAACTGCTAAAAAGCCTATAGTCAAACAGACTATAGTGCCAAAAGCTAAGCCACTAAAGCGTCCAATGCCCGGTAGACAAGGTCCAGCTGGTCAAAAGGGCGCTTTAGGTGCCACTAGCAGTTATTGAATATAAATACTGAGGGCCTAATAAGCCCTTTGTTTGAAAGGAAAAGAAATGAAAAAACAAAAAGCACAACCACAAGATAACGTATGGGACACTCCCATTGAACCTACTGATACGACTGATGAAGTATACGCAGAAAAAGTAGAAGAAATCGTTAAAACAACTAAACCTAAAAAGTCAGTATCTATAGCTGAATTTGACTTAGAAGGCTTGATGACTGACTTCCCAACAGCAACAGAACTTGAACGTTTTGTATACGACCAACGAGGCATTGTTCTCAACTTAAAAGGTCGTGCTAACAAATTAAAGTATCAAGTTGCTATGGACGTTCTTAATGGCGAAGAAGTTGACAGTATCTTTTTAGGATCTGACAACCCATACATTGACAAAACTGAACTTGTCCCCATTGACCCAATCAAGCCAACCCCAGCACGTGATAAGAGTTTGCCTCCACAAAGTGATATTCAAAACACATTCTATGTGCCTACATTCCCTCATCCAGATGAAGAAGCACGTGCAAAAGATATGAAGTGTCATATGATTTTTAGAAAGTACAAGAATGGTACAATCAGTTATGAAATCTTAGGTCCTTTGCAAGAGCGTCCATATGGTGAGAAGATTGACAAATTTGGTCGTAATCGTCCAGAAGTTATTAAATGGTTTGATCCACGTACAGGCGAACAAACTGCTCAACGTGAAGATGGTACGTTGACTCCACAAGGTAAAAGATTACGTGCAACTATGCAGACATATCGTGTTAACAGAAGCAATCAGTGGGACGTATGGGTTGACCGTGAATTCGTTACATTGAATGAAGGTGTTGCACATAATCCTTGGGACATTTCAAAATGAACGCAAGAGACCATGAAATAAAGCAAGCACAAGAGCAAACTAGAGTTAATGACACATTGATTTTACAAAAGATTAATGCTAGTCATCGTGTTGCTTTTAATGAAAAGTTTCCTGGTCAACTAGAACACATTTTACGCTTACTAACTGAACGATTACAGATTGGTTTGGATAAGCGTGATAATGTGTTACTAGAAGATCCTAAATCGTGGAAATTATCAACAACTGAATTAAAAGATTTGGCTCAATCAATTGAAGCTATCTATTATATTCGCAAAGATTTAAAGAATTAATATGCTTGGCGAAGACGTATTAATGGCTAGAGCATTGCGCTGGTCTGTTGATAAGCACAATCTTACTATTGACAGTTTAAAAACTATACCAGGTCCATTAAAGAATAAGTTAATGGATCTGAGTATAACTGTATCTGAAGATATGAGATACAATCAACTGAAATACTTTAGACCATTTGAACATCAACTAACATTCTTTAAAACTGGAACTAGCGAACGTAGAGGTATTCTGGCAGCTAACCGTATTGGTAAAACTGTTAGTACCTGTTATGAAACAGCAATGCACTTAACTGGAATATATCCTGATTGGTGGGAAGGACACAGATTTAATGGTCCTATCACAGCAATGGTTGCAGGTGAAGGTTGGAGTCAGGTAGCACTGGTATTACAAAATGAATTATTGGGTACACAAGATGTTAAAATTACTGAGAACTTGGGATCTGGTGCCATCCCGAAAGACCGTATTATTACTGCTACTATGCGTAATGACGGAGCTAATTGCATTGGTTGCGAAATTAAACATTCCACCGGGGGTAATAGTTACCTCTTGTTTGCTAACTATACGCAGGAAGTAAGACAGTTACAAGGTTTTAAATTAAACTTAGCTGTGTTTGACGAGCAACCACCAGATGACTTCTTTAGTGAAATTGTAACACGTACTGCTACAACACAAGGTAAAGTTCTTTGTTCTTTTACACCATTAAAGGGTTTAAACGGATTAGTTAGTAAGTTCTGGAACAAAGAAGAGGGCTACGAATATATTCGTGTTAGTTGGGATAATGTACCTGAGTACGATCCATGGGGCTTGCCATTTTTGTTAAACGAAACAAGACGACAACTAGAACGAGATTACTTGCCACATGAACGTGAAGCACGTATTGCTGGTAAACCTGTTATGGGTAAAGGTGCTGTGTTTCAACTTAACAACTGGCCTACGTACAAAACAGGTGAGATTGATTTTCAACGTATGCCAAACATTCAACGTGTTATCGCACTTGACTTAGGCTTAGTTAACGACAAAACTGTTATTAGTTTAATGTATTGGGAACCATATGAAAGAACTGCTTACTTACACAAACAAATTGTGGTGCAAGGTGTGGAAGAAGCCGTACCAACTCAATACATCAATCACTTGCTCAGACCAGAAGTCTATGGAACCCCAATTGTTCTTCCGGCAGATGCTAGTACGACTGGACGATATACAATGTCGTCAAACAGTATTAGAGAGTTGTTTGAAAGTTATGAACTTAATGTGTACGAAAAAGCCATTATGAATCCGCCTGATAGTCAGGGCAGAGTTACTAATCACAAAAGTTATGGCATTAACCAAATGCGTCAGATGTTAGAAGTTGGCAGTTTAATGGTAAACGAGAACTGCACATACTTTTTGAGTGAAGCACAAAACTATTATGTAGATACACAAGGTAGATTTAGTGATCCAGATGACTGTATTGATAGTGCTAGATATGCGTTATTAGCATGTTTACAAGGTATATGTGAGCCATGGGATAATAAAACTCCACAGCAACGTATGGCTGCACAAAGAGATAGATATATTACAAGAGATGAAAGTACAAAACCAGCATGGAAAAAGAGCTATTCCCCGATATAAAAAAATCTAAATACTTGGTTACAATTGGCGAAAATCCGCCAGCAATCATGTGCGAAAAACACGCTCAAATGTTTGAAAAAATAATGACGATTGCAGAGAAACCTCATACAATTTATGAGATGGAAGACGAAGATGTTGACCAAAAATGTCAAGCATGTAATTTATTGCCAGATATAATAGACAATCAACCTCGTATTGTACTTCTGCACTGACGAAAAATCTGCTATTTTGTAAAGACTAAATAGTAGATACTTAAGGTAAAACCACGACTATGTTAGATATCAAAAATATCCCCGTTGAATTCATCAACCAAAATAGAAAAATAAACGCAAATTTCGTTCGTATGAAGAATTTGATGGATGTCAAAATGGCGTCTTATTTGCGTTATTTAGGAACAAAAAATGCCGTCAACCGAGCAAGTGATTACCATTATCTTTGCCTTGCTGTTACTGATTCAACAGCACCTGTAAACGGCATTGACTATATTCACCCATCAGTAAAGCCTGTTGTAGATTACGCTACAGCAGTTATTGCTAAAGGTTTAATGCCAAATGGCGAAATTAACTTTGACTTTGTAGCTGATACTGAAGATGACGAAATTGCCGCACGTCAAGCAACTGATATGGTCAGTTCAGTTGTCAATCAAATGAATGATCCACACTTTATATTAGAACGTTGGATCATGGATGCAAACATGCACAAAAACGGCATGATGATGATTAAGCCTATTCGTGAGCCTATCACTCGTTATATTGAAACGCAAGGCACAACAGATCAATTACGTGCGTTTGAACAACAAGCTATGGATAGCGGATTAACAACATTGCGTCAAGGCAAGCGTAGAATCAATGTTGACTTAGCTAAAGTAATGGCTGAAGTGCAACAACTAATGGGCGACCAACAAGCTGGATTTGCTCAAAGTATGCTTGATAGACATATGGAAAACTTGTCTATGGAACCAGACGAACAGCCAGACATGGATTCAATGATTGGTGATAGCGTTAACATGTTTGCAGGTAATTTAGACGAACAGCAAGCGATACTTGATGACGCAATTAATCGCAACACAATCTATCTAGCAAAATATAAATTAACTGGTTATAGCATTAACGTTAAGTTTGTACCTATTGCTCAACACTACTGGATTTGTGATCCAACTGTACCTGAAATGAAAGATCAGCCTTTCTGCGGTTACTATGATCCAATGACGATCCAAGAAGCAACCGAATTGTATCCCGGTATTGATTTAGAACAATTCCGCGAACACGCAGAATACAATATGAACGGAGCCTATCAAGCTGGATCAGTGTTGAACAACTTAGCAATTCACGCACGTGATAGTGTACCTGTTATGGGCATTCCTGTTAGTTCAGCTAGTAGTGCAGACCCAGATAGTCGTCAAGTTTCAATCGTTACTGTATGGAACAAGTATGACATTGATGGTGATGGCGAACTAGAATTAGTAGAACTAATCTATAGTGGCAGTTACATAATCTCAGCAAAAGAAGTGGAATTCATTCCGGTTGCTAATATGTGTCCAAAGCCATTACCAGGTAACTTCTATGGTATGAGTATTGCAGAATCAGTAATTCCTATGCAAGAATACAACACTAGTGCGGCACGTGCTGAAATACAATTAGGTCTATTGACAGCTACCCCACGACTAGGTGTTAAGCCAGATCGTTTAGACTTTGAAATGCTACAAGATGGCGAAGCAGCAATCTTCATTTTAGATAGCAAATTTGATCCTGCAAAAGACGTATACCAAGTACCCCCTCCAAGCGGAAACTTACAATTCTTGGAAGTTGCAATGAACCGTATACAACAGGATACAATGGCTATGGTTGGTATGACGACACCGCAAGATGTATTCAATCCTGAAGTTATGGCTGCTGGTAACAGTGGTGTCAAATTGCAACTTGCATTAACACCTAACCAAATCATACAAGACAACACAGTTAGAAACGCTGCCGAAGGTTTGCGTGAGGCACTGTGGTTAGTATGGCGAACATTGATTCAATATGGTGATGATTATGGTGTTAAGAAACTTGCACAAAAGTATCACCCAGATAAAATGCCTGAGTTCTTAGATTATAAGGCTTGGGATGATATGAACTTTTGCGATAGAAAACAGCTTCATTTAGAACTAGCACTTGGTATGATGAGCGAAGAAAACGCATTGGGTCGTTTGCAAATCATTCAAAAATGTCAAACTGATTTGTATGCTGCAACACAAGGTATGGCTCAATCAGGCACATTAACTAAAGAAATCTATCAGAAGATTAAAAAGCCATTTGCTGATACATTGTATGTGCTTGGCGTTAAAGATTGTGATATTTACTTACCTAGCGATAATGAAGTAATTCAGATGATTGAACAAGGTAAGGCTGCAATGAAAGCAAAAGAACCTACACCACAAGAGAAGAAGGATCTAAGTCAAGCCCAATTGAACGATGTTAAAGCTCAACAGATTCTTGGTGAGTTTAGTGGTCAAGATGCTGAAACGCAACTTGACTACATGGCATTAGCACAAGGCAATCCAAAAGTCTATAGTTAAAGAAGTATAAATACTTGTATAGAATGGAACAGAAATGATTAACGATGATACGACAGAATTTTATAACAACAGACTTACAGTTGATTTGAACAGTATTAAGAAACTTAGTCCTTCACAAGAGGACCGAGTTAGACATTATGGGAGCCAAGCTGAAAACTTGTTAAAAAACAGGGATTTGGCTATGTTCATACATCATTATAAGTTTGAAGTAACTGACCAATTAGCTAGTATAAGAAGTCATACTTCAGACGACAATATGCAACGAGTTGCGTTATGTAACGAACTTGCTGGCATAGATAGTTTCATTACTTCTCTGAAAAGAGCAGTATATTTGAAAAGCAGACTTGGTAACACTAACGTGCCCGAGTGAATATAGAAAGAAAATTTAAATGACAAACGAAATCAGCCCTAACAGCCCACAAGCTGCGGCCACTGAATCAAGCACAGTACCTAGTATGGAAAGTATTGCCGCTAAAATGACCGCGATGCGTGAAAACACATTGCGTAACCAAATTAGAACGGAACCAGAACAGGCTGTAACAGGTCAAGATGAGACGGCAGAATCATCAAGCCCTGTGGCGCCAGACAATCAAGTGCCAGAAGTTGATGATACTTTTATCAATGAAGAAGCAAGCGACAATTTGGAAACAGATAGCCCTAGTGATGAACAGGTAACTACTGACAGTACAAATTCTACAGCAGACGATCTAATTGACTTTTTAGAATTCGCAAATGATAACCCGAACGCTAAGTTCAAGTTCATGCGAAACGGTAAAGAAGTCATAGTTGACGCTAAGAAAGCCGCAGCCATTCTAGGACAAGGATCAGCAATACACGAAGAAGCAAGAGAACTCAAAATTCAGAGAGCTGAATTTGACGAATACTTGACTGAAACTCGTGCTCGCCAAGAAGGTTTAACTTTAGCAATGGAGTTTACCGTTGAGCCAAGAATTCAAGGTGCGTATGATGAGATTGTGAAAACACAAAATTATCAAACAACATTCCAACAACAATTGGCACAGGCAAGGGATGCTGCTAGTGTAGCAAGAATCCAAGCTAGTATGGCACAGAACGAACAATATATTCGCCAGCAACAACAGGTTATAAATCAGTTGAAGCCAGCAGTAGATGAGTTCAGACAAGTCAGAGCGCAACAAGTGACTGAACGGTTAACACAAGCTCGTAAGAGTTTCCAAGATAAAGAATTGAAGAACGAATACGTGTATAATGAAATTCGTGATAAAGTTTCAAAGTTATGGCCGCAAGCCAAAACTGAACTTATCCCTGGAGTTCAAAATATTGACTTAATCAGTAGTGATGAGAATTTACTTTCATTAGTACGTGATGGTCTTCGTTACAGAGATAAACCCTCTACTAAGAGCGCAGGTTCAAGCATGGCAGCGTTAACACAACGCCGTGGAAGTACAAGTCAAAACAGAGGTCAGAATGATGATATTGGCAAACTTCGTGAACAAGCCAAGGGCGGTGATAAAAAAGCCGCAGACAACTTACTGATGGCTCGTTTAAAGCAAATCAGAAGTGGTAGATAAAATATAGCCTATATATAAATTCAAGGAGAATAAAATGGCAGAAATTACAACCAGTCAAATTGGTAACGGTACAACAGCTTATGGTTCAGATATCGTTGTTAAAGACTTAGATTTAGATGTGTCCAACCGTGTTAAAGACGATACACCTGTATTGAACATGTGTATGAGCAAAAAGCGTAAAGTTAACTCAACATTACCATTATGGACAGATGACATTTATCGTACACCAGGGGTACAAGCGCAAGTAGAAGGCGCTACAGTTGCTACATCACAAGCAGAAAGTAACAGTCGTTACAACTTGGGTAACTATACTCAAATCTTCTCTACAGTTATTGCAAGTTCTGGTACAGCACGTGCAGTTATGCAAGCTGGTGGAGATCCTCAAGCATATCAAGAAGTCAAGCAATTGATTGAATTGATGTTTGACGTTGAACTTCAGTTGGTTCGTGCTGACCAAATTGGTACTAAGTATGCAGGTCAATCTGGAACTGCAAGTGGTCTACCTGCAGGTCAAACAGGTCGTAGAATGGGTTCATTGGCGTCTTTCGCTGGTACAATGTCTTTCAACACAACTTCAGGTACTGTAAGTGGTTTGGACACATTCAGTAACAACGAAGATACTGACAGTGCTACTCAAATCAGTAACGCATTGCGTATCTACGCTAACGGTTCGTACTTCTATTCTGGTACGTTCACTAACCAGTACTTCTCGCCTGCTCTATACAAGCAGTTGGTAACTACTGCTGAACAGCGTTACAACGCTAAGATTCGTACTGTTGTTGCTCCAACATCACTACGTACATCTTTGTCTGATAACATGCCTCAGTCTCGTGGTATTAACCGTGTTGATTCAGCACGTGGTGACACCATTAGCACTTACGAAGGTGACTTCAACTACACATACGAAATCTATGATTCTTGGATTATGGACAGCGTAGCACCGAACTCTATCTACTTCTTGAATGAAGATGTAGTTCAGTGGGGTGCGTTGCGTGATCTAGGTCCTAACAACGAAGTGTTTAGTAACGCTGACGCTAGTTTAGATCAGTTCATCATGGAAGGTACATTGATTGTACGTAACCCAGCAGGTGTTGGTATGTTGAATAACATTACTGCAGGTACTACAGCACAAGCTAGTTTGCCAGGCGCACGCCCAGCAGCCCTAGTAAGTCGTGTAAACTTCGGTGCAGGCGACGTTACACCTTAATCATTGATTATAGGGTAAAAGCACAAAAAGGCTCTTCGGAGCCTTTTTTCATTGATAATGACGTTTTTACAAATACTAAATACATATTATGAATGACAATAACCAACCAGAATACCTAGACGATAACGACCCACAAAAGAACTATGATTTCTATAGACAAGATAGTGGTGGAGTTGTAACTGAAGAAAGTGGTCTAGCAGATAGATTACTAAAAAACAACGATTTGTACAGGGCCATGAAGGGCGATTGGTCTAGAACCGAAACCGGTAAAAGCAAAAACATCATTACAACTACTGGTCGTGAAGATGGCAAGTTCTACATTAAACGTGAACAATTAAACATTAAGCGAATACTTGAAGACGTAAAGAACTATCGTCATGCCGCAGAAATGGGAATTCCAGACCCATTAGCTCCATTAATGCCCGATGGTACATTGGGTTTCAAATGGATGGAACTTCCTAAAGTTATTAGTATTCGTATATCAGATCAATATTTTGGTGGCATGCCATGGACTGCTATCAAAAACGACAGAACATTAAAAGCACAATTTTATAGAGTGGTTGAAACAGAATATCCTCAATATGTGTGCTATCCGGGTGGTAAATTGCCTATCCCAGTTGCTGTACCTTACCCAACTAAAACAGGCGAAAAGAAATACTTTCAAGGACATTAAAATATGTTTCAAATTCCAACAGCGACTGATTTAGTAGAATTCGTCAAAGACTTCACTGGCTCAACAAATGATAGCGAAGTTAAAAAATGCATCTTTATGGCAGAATTGTCAATGCGTAACATTGAATTACCTGCATTAAGATGTGACCCATACAGTCCAGAAAACATAGGTATTGCTGACAGTCAAGGTCGCATACCAATTCCAGGTGATATGAACAAACCTATTCTGTTCTTTAAACAAGGTAGTCAGTACATTACAACTGCAACAGCAACTGGTACCAGTGGTCAAAACACTGTAGTATTGACTAGTCAGCCAGGACAGATACTAACAGTTGGTATGTTAGTGACTGGTTCCGGTATTGCTGTAGGTGCTACTATTACTGCAACAGGCGGAGGCGGAACTGGAGACACCATTACATTAAGCACTAACAATACAGGTACTGTTAGTGGTGCGTTAGTTTTTGCAAGTCCATCATATGGAAGTCAATCTAGTCAAACTGGTCCATGGATTGTTTATGATCGTATCGGTGATCGTGATATTATTACACAAGGTATGATTGCACAATTGTATTTGCAGCCAGTTAACGTACCTGCAGTTATACGTGGTAAGTTCAGTGAAGTTGGACAACATTACGAATTTTTGCCATACATAGCTGAAGGTGATCTAATCAACATGTACTATTATAAGGCGTGGCCTTTGTTGTTTGCACCAGTTGATGACCAATTAATTAGTGACACTGGAAGTGTTAATCCTATCAGTGGTAGTGGTCCTTGGTTGATTGCTATTACAGGTATGACTGACACCTCAGGTTTAACTGTAGGCGATAAGATTACAGCAACACCAGGAACAGGTAGTTTGGGCACTGGCTTTACATCTGCTACTGTAACACAAATCACTAACTCAACTAGTATTCAGGTTAGTGTTGTTGGAGGTTCTAGCCCTGCAGGTGGCACAATTACAGATATCACATTAATTGATGTAACTGTTCAAAATAATGCTGTATTGCAAACATGGCCAGAAGGCTATGTATATGCTACGTTACGTGAATACTACATTAAACGTCACAATAGTGAAGATGCTGCTGTATACGCACAAAAATTTGATAATGCTTGGAACGTTGTAACAGATCAAAATAATTTAGGTAAGTGGAGTGGTGGTCATACCCGCATGAGTTCTATTTGGCAACCAAGACAGTATCGTCAATATAACATTAAGTAAGGTAAAAGAAAATGGCAAATGTATCATCAAATAACTTAACAACACTATACAGTGGTAGTGGTGTTAGTGTAAGACCAACGGCAGCATATGGAAACAGTAATGTTGCATCCTTCTTAAATGCGGGCACTGACGGTGGTAACTCAATAACTAATATTATTGCTTCTGGAAATATAACAGCGCAAAACTTTATTGGTAACTTTCAAGGTAACATCAGTGGTAACATTGTAGTTCCAGGAGCAAACACAGAAGTATTATATAACAATAGTGGTAATGCTGGCGCAAGCAGTGATCTTACATTTAATAATAGTACTAAAGTACTAGATGTTAACGGTAACGTTGTTGCTAATTACTTCTTAGGTAATGGATCAGGATTAAGTTCATTGACTGGGGCAAACGTAACTGGTCAAGTACCATATGCGGTTGTTGCAAATAGTGTAGCAGTGGGTAATGTATCAGGTATCGGTAACATTGCAACTATTAACTTGACAGGTAGTTCAAGTAACGTATTATATGGCAATGGTGTGTTTGCACCTGCAGGGGGCGGCAACGCAGCTAACGCTAATTACGCAAACTTTGCCGGTACCGCATTCAATGTAAGCGCAGCCAACGTTAGTGGATTAGGTAACATTGCTACTATCAACTTAAATGGTAGTGGAAGTAATGTGTTGTTAGGAAATGGCGCATGGGGTTCGTTACCAAACACAGCAAACGCAAACTATGCAAACTTTGCTGGTACAGCATTCAGTGTATCAGGTAGTAATGTTTCAGGTGCAGTAGCAAACGCAACATATGCAGATAATGCAGGCAACGCAACAATTGCTAACTCAGCAAATAGTGTTGCTGTGGCTAACGTGTCAGGCATTGGTAATATTGCAACTACAAACTATGATGGTAATGCAGGTAATGTGTTATATGGCAATGGTGGTTTCTACGCATTGCCTATAATTAGTAACGTAGCAAATGCTAACTTTGCTAATTACGCAGGAAATGTTACTGTTAATAGTCAACCTAACATTACGAGCGTAGGTACGTTAATTAGTTTAGATGTTACTGGTAACGTATCAGCAAACGCATATCAACTAACAACAAGTCCAGGTACATTGACACCAGCAACGGGTCAAATGGTATGGGACACAGCAGGCAATACTGTAAGTTTAGGAATGCTTAATGGCGTAACTCAACAGATTGGTTTAGAAAGTTATGTATTAGTTAAAGCAAGTGCAACTATCACTGACGGTCAAGTTGTTATGTTTACTGGCGCAAATGGTAATCATGTTCAGGCTGC